AGTGGGAAGCGGCGCTACTACCTCGGCAACAAATACGTCAAACTGTGTTGCGGTTGGTTGGTGGGCAAACCCTGCTAACAATTCGGTAGCAGTAGGTTATGAAGCCGGAAAAAACCATACAGCAAATAACAACGTAAGCGTTGGTTATGGTGCGCTAAAAGGTCAAGCCGGGGCAAATGGTCAGGAAAATGTCGTGGTGGGAAATAATTCTTGCCCTGACGTTACTTCCGCTGCCCAAAATTCTACTTTAGGTTACCAAGCTGGCCTTCAAATGACTGAAGGCATTGGCAATACGCTTTGTGGATGGGGTGCCGGAAGCACTATTACCACAGGAATTGGTTGCACTCTAGTTGGGTATAATTGCCAACCAGCAAGCGCTAGTACAATCAACGCGTTTGTTTTTGGAACTAATTCAAGTGCGGGAAATGCATCAATTGCGATGGGTTCGGCTGTAACAAGCGGGCCGTCTTGTGTAACAATCGGGCAATCATCAACTTCCTCTGGCTCAACTGGAAGTATTGCATTAGGGCATTCTTCTAGCACGGCAGGTACAAGCAACATTTGCTCTATTGGAAGTACCGTTCAAAACATTACAACGACTTATTTAGGTTTAGGTGCCGAATTAATTTTTACGTCAGGCGACTTCAAAGCTATTAAGCTAATGACTTCGCGTGCTGCTTCAGGCGGTGGATTAACTAACATAAGTGCCACTGCCGGAACTTTAACTTTGGCAGGTTCCCAAGGTTCTGGAACAGGCGTAGGCGGTTCTGTTTTCTTGGCCACTGCACCCGCTGGAACTTCCGGTAATACACTAAACGCTCATGTAAACAGATTAGAAGTTACAGCAACTAATAGCGGTGACGTAAAAGTTCTTACTGGCGATTTGATGATTGAAACCGGAGGAAAAGGTTTAAAAATAAAAGATGGTGCAAACGCTAAAATTGGAGTTACTGGCGCTTTTCCAGGCGGTGGAACTAATACGGTCACAGTTAGCACAACGGCAGTCACTGCAAATTCAATTATTTTTGTATCCGCTAAGAGTGGCGCTTCCACTATTGATCCAAAACTTTGGGTGTCTGCTCAAACTACCGGAACAAGTTTTGTTATTTCTTCGGGCGACAATTCATTCACCGGAACAGTCGGTTGGCTGATTGTTGATTACACTTAAATACTAAAATGTCTTTTATTAAGTTACAAGATGGACGAAGTGTTTATTCCCTTGATAGCCTTCGTTTTCGTAACTTACAGAGCGCAGACTTTGCGCCACAAACTGGAACACTAGAGTTATATTTTAAAAATAATGAACTCTACCAGATAGACTCTACCGGAGTCGAAAAGCAAGTAAGTGCTATAAACTTACAGGTTTTGCCTTTACAAGGAATAACAACTGCCCAACGCAATTTGTTATCACCTGTAGCAGGAATGATCATATTCAATACCACGGTGTCAAAACACCAAGGATATGATGGTACTGCTTGGCAAGACTTGTATTAAAATGGCAAAGCACTTTACTAAAAAATTCAAAGAAGCCTACGAAAAAGTTTTATTGATAGCAGAACTCGAAGGGCCAGAGAGGGGCAAGCTGGCCTTTCGGGATGCTATGTTAGAGCTTGGTCATGAAGAACGAATTCGAAATCTATATCGCGTTCAAGACAAGCTTACAAAACAAGCCAAATTTTTTATCCCTAACTCTCCGCAGGAAAAATACCTGCAAACTAAAGAGCTACGGAATATTATCTTAAAATGTCGTCAAGTCGGTTTTACGACTTTAAATTGTATTAGGGCACTAGACTATGCGCTTTGGGAAAGCAACATGCGTACAGGCATTCTTTGCCACAAGTTACAAGTTGTTAAAACGATCTTTAACGATATCACGAAATTTTGTTATAACTGGTTTATACGAGACTGGGGCCACCTTTATCGTCCGGTGGAAAAAAGCGACTCTAATACAGCGTTGTCTTTTGCTAGTGATGGTCTTGGTCGTCCCTTGGAGTCTTCTATTCTTGTACTCCATGACTTCAGGGGTAAGACGATCCATTTCATGCACGTGTCGGAAGCTGCTCGTATCGATAAAGACCGCCTTGTGGGGTCGTTAAACGGTGTACCAGATAACGGAGAAATTACTTTAGAATCGACTGCAGCTGGTAGAGCTGGTGAATTTTATAGACTTTGGCAGTCTTGGAGATCAAAAGGTAAGACTGCACCATACAAGGGATGTTTTATTCCTTGGTTTAAATACTACCCAGAGAATATCGATGATTGGGAATTTCCTGATGATGGTGTTCTTACAAATAGAGAAAGAGAACTTCTCGAAAGTTACAAGGGTAAGATAACTAAAAATCATATTTTTTGGCGACGCTGGTGTATAGAAGCAAAATGCGGTGGTGACGAGGAATCGTTTGAAAACGAATATCCTACAAATGATCAAGACTGCTTCTTAACTGGGGATGCAAATGTTTTTTCAAGTAGCATTCTTAAGATGCAAGATCGCAACACCAGGGATCCAATATTTGTTGGTCATCTGATTGCAGACGGTAACCGAATGGAAATACATGATGATCCAAAAGGATGCATCGCCATTTGGGAAGAGCCTGATCCATCACATACGTACTCAATCGGTGCAGACCCAAGTGGCGGTGTTGGGCAAGATAACGGAGCAGCCTATGTCAAGGACAATAAGACGAATAAGTTTGTTGCTCGTATTTGGGGTGATCTTGCTCCCGCTGATTTTGCTAGGGAACTTTATAAACTTGGTAAGTTCTATAATAATGCTTGGATCTGTGTTGAAAGCAATAATCACGGCCACGTAGTATTACACGTTTTAAAAGAAATGGAATATCGCAATCTCTATAAGCGATCAACCATTGATGAAATGACAAACAAGCCTACTAAAAAAGTAGGATTCTTGACAACAAATCAGAGCAAGATTCTGATTACTGAGAAGCTAAAGACAGCTGCAAAAGAAGGTAAACTTATTATTTTGGATAAGGACCTAATCTCAGAAATGTCAACATTTGTACAGATTTCTGGTAAAAACGGTGGAAGTGTAAAACGAGAAGCGGCAGCGGATGCGCATGATGACCTAGTAATGGCGGCAGCATTAACAGAAGAAATGGCTAGTTCAAAAGATTGGGATGCAATGAGTGAAGAACGATCTTATGAACCAACTGAAGTTATGATTGACCCTGAAACTGGGTTTATAATTGGATAATCTATGAGAAATCCTTTCGATAGAGAAAAAAACGAGCCAAAAGAAAGCACTAAAAATCTGCATGCTGTACGTGTTGTACGTGCATTCATGAAGAATAGTGACAAGTACAGAGATCCCCATTTGGAACTCGCTCGAAAATCTCGCGAACTCTATGAAAATTGGAGTCCAGCTAGCCGATCTATTGTACAAAGAGCTAATTTAAAACTACCTTTTGGATTTACAATCGTAGAAACACAGACTCCTCAGATAGTTGACATCTTTTTCAGAGGGGGATCTGTAATCCAGTTTAAAGGACAGGACGCAAATGACGCTGTCTACGAAGATCCAATGACCGATTTTCACTTGCATCAGTTTGAAGAGATGCATTTTCAATCCAAAACGGCTGCCTTTGTAAAGGCCATGCTACTTGATGGTACTGCATTTGCAAAAATCCCGTATCGCTACAAAGAAATTGAGACTTTACGTAGGACAACTGAAGTAGATCCTATCAGTGGTACAGCTGTACAGGTAAAAAGACCAGTAACTGAGGTACTTTATGATGGTCCTGATATGGAACTTATTCCTATTTACGATTTCTTTCCTGACTGGACTGTTAAGCGTCCAGGAGATGTTGCTAATATGCGGGGCTGCGTTCATCGTACGTATAAAACCTTGGCCTCCCTCAAAAACAACCCCCTCTACAAAAACACGGATGAACTAGATTATAGCCTGCAGCTTAAAGGTTCTGATGCATGGGCACGACCATACTTTTCTGATGCCTATAAAGATGAATTTGACAGACTAAATGACAATGAAGAGGGTATTAAAAACGAAGGTAGCATTGAAGTTTGGGAATACTGGGGTCTATTTGACAAAAACCAAGACGGCAACTTTGAAGAATATATTATTGTAATCGCTAACGGAGACGTAGTGCTTCGCTGCGAACCTAACTTTTATGATTATAAGTTCAAGCCTTTTGTAGCTTGCCCCAATTACATAAGAGAATCCGAATTCTATGGTATACCAGAACTCATGGCCGTTCGATCCCTTATCAAGGAAGCTAATACGCTACGTAATGCTCGCCTCGATAATATTAACCTTTCTGTTAATCCCATGTGGATCGCTGATCGTGCAGCAGGTATTAACACTAAAAGCTTATTTTCTAGACCAAATGGAGTTATTTGGACTAATGACATCAATGCGATTAAGCCACTTCCTCCTATGGACCCATCAATTGGTTCTCGTGAAGAAATGGCGTTTATCCAAAACGATATACAAAATGCGACAGCTCTCGTTAATGCAGCTCCTGTCGCTACTAATCTTGGAAAACAGTTTGGCCGTTCTGCTACTGGCGTTAATTTTATTCAAAGTTTTGCAAGCTCACGTGTTAGCTTAAAAGCAAGAATGCTTGCTGAAATGTATTTCAAGCAAGTTGCAAAGATCATGCTTTTGACAAACCGTCAGTTTGTTACTGAAGACAAATGGGTACGAGTAATGGACCCCAATTCTCCGAATCCGTTTGTACAACTACCTTCAGATGCATTTTTCAGGGCCTTCGATTTCGTAGTCGAGACGACGCTCGATACCGGAGGCCCAGAGGGGCAGTTTCAAAAAATCCAAACAGTATCACAAATACTACAAGCTATTGAAAGTTCACAGCCTGGTACTGTTAAAAGTGAAGTATTACTCGAAGCTTTACTTAGACCATTACTTGGTCGTCAAGTTAAACGTTTTGTTAACTCAGTTGAAGAGCGTCAACAAATGCAAATGCAACAATTGGCAGCTCAACAAGCAGTTAACGCACAACAAGGTATGGCAGCTCCACAACCAAATGCGCAGCAACCAAACCTTAATGTTGTACCAAACCAGGACGTATTAACCGCATTAGGCTTAGGATAATATGCTATACGAAAACGAAAAAATACAACTTTGGAATCCAGAAACTGGAGAGTTATCTGGTAAAGAAGAAGTCATTGATTCGGAAGTAACTCGCATTATAGAAGAAGGCGCTGCATTAAATGCACTAAAGCGCAGTTCTGGTTGGCAAATTGTAGAAAATTTATTATCTGTGACATGCTCAGACTTGAAAGAAAAGTTAGCATACGAACAAGATATTGAAAAGATTAGACGCCTCCAAGAGGCCGTAAAGGCTTACCAAAACGTTCTAACTTTTGTCGATTACAAGATCGCAGAAGGTAGAGCTTTGGAAGAAAACAAACAACAGTCCTCTGAATAAGAGCTAAACTGTAACCAAGGAGTCTAAAATGCAAGACGAGAAAATCGCGCAACCGCAAGCGACCTCGCAAGAAAGCGTGGCTCAAGCTTCAATTGAGCCTCAGACCCAGGAGCTTTCCACTTCTGGTCAATCTGTAGCAGCGGAAGAGGCAAACGCAATTCCACAGAAGTTTGTTGGAAAGTCTCCAATGGAGATTATCCAAGCTTACCGTGAACTTGAAAAAGAACGTGGTAGACTAGCTTCAGAGTTGGGTTCGACTCGAAAGGAAAGAGAGTCACTGGAAGAGCAGTACCGCAGTCTCGAAAAAAGTCGTATGACTGAGATGCAAATGCCAACCCAGCGACCAGCAAAGGTTGTTGAAATAGAACAGGAAGTGGACCCTGTATCTGTTTTTGAATCTAAATTTGAAGAAGATCCGAAAGAAGCTATTAAGCTTGCGCTTAAAGAGCTTAATCAATCGGTCTCTACAAAGTTAAAGAAACAGTCTATCCAACAGATTCAATCTGAAGGGGCAGACTATTATTGGAAACAGAAAAAGGATAATCCAGACTATTCTAGACGGGAACCTTTAATGCAACAGCTTGCTGCAGAACTGCAAGACGTTATTAAACCTGAGTATTTAAACTCAGTAAAAATGCTAAAAGCATTAGATTTAATGTCTCGTGGTGCAGATGTAGATTACTACTCTAAGCAAGCAGTTGAGCGCGTACAGAAAGATGGTCTTTCCGTACGATCTGAAAAACAACGTGCTCAGTCTGAGTCTGCCGTTTCAAACGGTGATACATCAGTGGCCTTCGATAAACTCTCGCTAGATGATATGCGTAGAGCATTAGGCCAAGCAGATGACTGAGTAATTCTGGAGTAACAAATGGCAACTTCAACTACCTCAACAAATGCAGCAAATCTGCACTTGTATTATGAGAAAAAGCTGCTCAGCACTCTTGAACCTCGTCTTGTTATGATGCCTCTTGGAAAGAAACAAAGACTTCCAAAAGGAAATGGCAAGCAGGTAAAGTGGCTGCGCTATTCTTCAATCGCTGGATCTACTAGCACTTTAGCTGAGGGAACACCTCCAGCTGAAATTAGCTTCAGCACATCGAACGTAACAGCTTCGATTCAACAATACGGACAATATGCTAAAGTTTCTGACTTGCTGTCAGACGTAGCAATTGATCCTGTGTTGGAAAATCTTTCTGAGCGTTTCGGTATCGCAGCTTCTAAGACAATCGAAGAACTCATTGTCTCTGAGCTTGCAAATAACTGCGCTAATCAGAACGTAAACAACAGAGCAAACTTCGCTGCAATTCAAGCAAGCGATGTTATTAACCACAAAGAACTCATTGAAGCAATGATTCGTCAAAAGGCCGATTATATCGGACCACACGAGTCTGGTCTTTATGTTGCAGTTCTTCATCCACGTGCTGAGTACGACCTAATGGTTGACTCACAAGCAGGTGCTTGGCTCGATCTCCATAAAGGTGTCGATAACAAGCCATTGCTAAACGGTGAAGTAGGAAAAATGTACGGAATGCGTTTCTTAGTATCTGACAAGATGCTAACCTCAGTTGGTACAAACCAAGCTGGTGGAGACGTTGTACAGTCCTTCGTTATCGGAGAAGAAGCATTTGGAGTGGTCGAGCTGAATGGCGAGTCCATGAAAATGTTTATCAAGAAACACGGTTCCGCTGGAGCTAACGATCCTTTGGATCAGTTTGCTACAGTTGGTTACAAGATCCACGGCTTTGCTGTGAAGTATCTTGATGCAGGTTCCAAGCGAGTAATCGCTATTAACTCTGCAACCGCTATCTAATGTAGAGGGGTGGGGAAGGGGTAACTCTTCCCCGCTTTCTAATGTTCACTTTAAAACCATTAAATCAACCACGTATGTTATTATTTGATTTACAAGCTAAATTAAGAAAGATAGATACTAGGTTATATATCGACACTAGCAAGCCTGTAGTGCGTGAGAATGGTTTACGGTTCGCTCCATTGTATTTTAAAAAAGCTAGAAAGATGGAGATAACTGTACAAAGATCAGACAGAAATCTCGTAAGTGCTCATCATGCCGCATACTTAGACGCTTTAGAGCGTGGTGAAATGGACACTTATGTAAGTGCGATTTGTCTTGACTTTATTCCTGAATATGATATATTTAATATGGAATACACAAAGTTAGCAGTTATTGGGTGGAGATCCTTAGCACTCATGCTGTATAATAAAAAGATTGCTCCTCTAGATAGAGTTAAAAGAGCTTTTGAATGCAATGGTCTAGGTGAATCAGATTATGACCGTGCATCATTTTTTGGCAAACTTGAGTTTGCAAAGAGGTTAGCAGATGCCTAATATTACCCAAGGTTTTTCCTATCAAGAAATCGTAGCACGTGTTATCAACTACGTTGGAAATACAAGTTCCGATTTTCAAACTTATGTACAGCAAACTATACCACTTGCTGAATTTAGATTTTGTAAATTACATGATTGGTCCTTTTTACGTAAAGTAGGACTCAGTCTTAACACAGTTACAGGCCAGGCTGAATATGATACGCTTCCTGCTACTATTGGTTATTTTATGTCCATTGGTGATGTTGAGACTATTCGCGCAGAAGCTGATGGCGTGGTTCTTAAAAAAGTTGACTTAAATCAGATTCGTCGTTTTGATACAAGTAATGATGATGGTACTTCGACGGATACACCTCTATATTGGGCACCTGCAGGCGACTCTAAGTTTCGCATTTGGCCACCTACTGTAAAGCCAATTGCTCTTAAAATTGACGGTAAGATTACCCCAGCTCCTGTAGACGTAACGTCCTACTCCTCATCCTACCCCTCCATACCCTACAGGTACCAAGAGTCTTTTATAGAGTATATTATTTCTATCGCATTAGATAGAGAAAACGATGACAGGGCTGCTTCAAAGAAGCAAGAAGCTTTAGTTTTAATTAGACAAGATATACAGGCTGATATGCAAGGGCTTTCGGAAGTTGAAAACCCACGCATAAAGTCTCTTAATGAATCCCGTTATGATGGTATTGGAGCGGTACTTGATGTACCAGGTTTCAGACCAGGTGACTAATGTCAACTAGAAACTTTGTAGAAGAATTAGAGCATGCAGACGCGAAAGGTTTAGATACCACTTCGCCTATTAATCTTATGGCTCAAGGCTTTGTTAGAGAAGCTAAGAACATAAATTTAGGTTCAACTGGGGGTTATATTAAGCGTAGTGGATATCTGCAGCAGTTAACGTCTGCAATATCAGGCAACTCAATTAGACAAGGTATTGAGTATAGACAAAGCACAGGCATTACTCAAATACTATTACACTATACGGATAATAGTTCAGTTGCACGTTTAAGCAAAGTACAAACTGGAAGTGTTGTAAATTTATTAAATCCTTCTGGTGTAGCCTTAGCATTAGATCCGTTCAAAAGACCATCTTTTGCACAAATTGCTGATTCACTATTTTATTTTGATGGTTCTGGAGATGTTGAAACTCCATTAGTATATGAAGGTTACAATAACTACACAAGACCTCTTGGAATTGCTGCTCCAAGCGCAAAACCAACTTATACTACAGTTGGTTCTGGTGGAAGTTTAGAAGAAGGTCAGTACATATACGCCTATACATACGCATTTTATTTTAATAACCAGTTAATTGCAGAAAGTAGTCCTTCTGAATTATCTGATACAATAACTACAGTTTTAAATGATACCGTTAATTTAACATTGGTTGCATATCCAAATTATGGAAATTCCAATCTTGCTCATTTAACTGTAATGACTAGAATTTGGAGAACCTTTGTAAATGGTTCAATATTATTTTTGGAGACTGAGATTGCTGGTAATTCAACGTCTCATGCTTCCACAGCTTCTGATAATAGTTTACTTTCTGAGCAGATGCCATTAGATAATACAAGGCTTTCAGAGTATACTGATTATGATAAAGCTCGTTTTCCAATAGTGTCACGAAACCGACTTTTAGTATTTCATCCAGAACAAAATAGAGGTCGTTTTTCGAAAATTGGTCTTAATGGTCCATTACCAGAAAGTTTTCCAGTATCAAATGAATTTTCAGTGGAAGGTCGTTTTGGTGCCGCTGATGGTCTAATAGGGGCAGGGCAGATTAAGGGTATTCCAATAATACTAAAAGAAAGATCAGTTGGTCGTTTAGAAGAAATAGGGTTACCAGACCTAGGAAATGCGGCAGATAACATTACATATATCTATCGTGAAATATCTGAAACTATAGGTGCAGTATCACACTTTGCACAATGCCAAGTATTTGATGAATTAATCTTTTTAAGCAGAGATAATATCTATGGTACTGATGGTTTAAATGTAAGACCAATTGCAACTCAAATTCAATCCACTATCAAGGCATGTGATTTTAGTGGAGATAAAGTTTATAAGTTATCAGCGATTAATGATACTAAGAACCGTAGAATATATATCCAAGTTTTTGAAAGTGTTACTTCAGCAGAACCTGATCTAACACTAGTTGGTGATTATCAACAGTACCCAACTTTTCGTTGGACTACCTATAATAAGGGTGATAATACAACTACTCACCCAGGAATATCAGCAGGTTGCTTTTTTCAAACGGAAGCAACTGCAAGTGGTGGTTTAGATATTTACTTTGGTAGTGCAACAAATGAAGGTCAGTATTATAAAATGAATACTGGCAATAGCGACTACAAAGCTGGAGTTGAGCGATCTATTTTAATGAAACTTGCAAGTAGACCATATATGTTTGGTCAGCCACAAATTCAAAAGTTATACAAAAATGCTAGAATTTGGGCAGAAGCAAGAGATAATACATATCAATTTGAGTTCGGTGTAAAATACGATTTAGAATTTACCGAAGTTGATACACAGAGTTTTGAAGTTCTTGGTGTTGGTACAGTATGGGCACCATCAAGTCCTATTACATATGTATGGTCAAGTGGTAGTACTGCTTCACCAAATCTACTATGGACCGGACCAGCACTTCAAGAATACAAATATAGCATTCATCGCAAAGCAAAGATGATGCAAATGATTTTCACACAAGACGATAACAATGCACCATTAACTCTCCTAGGTTGGGGAGTATCAGGTAGCATTTTTTCGGGTATTTAGGAGACCATTATGGGAGTACCTTCAGTCACAGCAAGCGCAGGTAGCGCAACGTTCCACTTGTATAGCAATAGCCTAGATGCCAGTCCAGTTCTTGTATTTTCCGGTAGAGGAAATCTTTATGGATTTCTATTGGAAGACAATAGCGGGTCTGACGTTTATATGCATGTATATGATGCAGCAAGTGCAGGGGATGTAACATTAGGCGTTACAGCTCCAGTATTTACAGTTAGAGCCAAAGCAGATAATGCTTTTGGAAAAGATGTAAACGATAGTCCTTATAAATTCTTTTCTAGAGGATGTGTCGTAATCGTAACAGATACCAGAAATGGTGGACTAAGTCCAAGCGTTCAAGCTACTGGACAGTTCTGGTTTGTTAACCGACAGTACTAATTAGAGGTGCCGAATGGCAACGTTATCTATACCATATAGTTTTACAGCAGGAACCCCTGCGTTAGCTTCTGAAGTTAATGCAAATTTCCAAGCTATTGTTAACTGGACTCAAAGTAATATTGGGACAGATAACCTTGGAATATTAACAGCTCGTTCGATAGCATTGCCTTCGGCTCCAACTCTTGCAATCTTATCTTTACAACAAACGTCAAGTCAGCCTGCATTAGCAATCTCGAATACTGGATCAGATACTTCTGTTAGTTTAACACAAGGTGGAACACTAGCAGCAAGTAAAAGTGTTGTATTAATTAATGACCCTATTAATCAGTCAGATGCTACAACAGCACACATGCGCATGACCTTAAGCGCATTGACGAATATCCCTGCTTTAGAAATTATTCACGGCAGTCAAAACACCCTAAAAGTGCAACGAACTGGTATTAGTACCGACGTAGCACTTACTATCCCATCACTTGTTATACCACAATTAGTATTAACTGCCCCATCGTCGGATGCAATAGCATTAAAGGTTAAAGGTAGATCTTCTGATAATACAAGTAAAGTTGTTTTCAAAAATAACGCGGATTCATCTGAATATGGATCAATTGAAAGTACTTCTACAAAAGTAATACAAAACGTTCCAACTGGAAGTTCGCACGAATTTAGAGTTAATGGCGTAGCAAAAGGTGTTATTGATGTTAACGGCGTTGATGGACAATATTTAAAGGATGCCTCAGTTACTGCCATTAAAATTGCTAATAATTCACTTACAGAGTCAAAAATAGGGTCATCATCTGGATTTACCAATACTTTTACTTCAACTTTTACAGCACCGAATTTAACTTTTTTCCCTAGAGCTAGCATTGCTACTCTGGGTACGGTGATTATTACACAAGCAAGACAAGCATTATTTACGTGGAGAAGTATTAATCAGACAACTTCTATTACAACTGCAGCAGCAGGAACTTCAAATTTACATTTGTGGGTTGAAATAAGTGGTCCTGGTGGATTTACTTACAATTTATTTCCGGATGCTGGGATCGGCTATTTAGATTCCTATACGTTTACAAGAAATACATCAGGGACATTATATAGTCAATCTCAGTTCGGTTCCATAGGTGGAGGTTTAGCGTCAACTCCATTAATTTTAATGCTTCAAAATGTGGTTTCATTACCAGCTGCTGGGACATATACTATTACGTTATACGCTGGTAGTAACAATGGTGTTTCATATACCATGAATAATTTCTTTTTTTCAGGACACATTTTAGGGTTATAAAAATAACTGTAATAGAGTTAGGGTAAGGATAAACTTATGGCACTAGATCGTGGAGCAAATATAGGGGGAGCAGCCCCAAATTTAGGAGGAGCAATGGCAAACCCATTTAGTTTAATTAAAGATGTTATAAACCCAATTTCGGCATTTACTGGAGCATTAGCAGGCCCAGTCGAATCATTAATGGGCACTAAAACTACTACTTCTGGTAGTTCTAGGCTTCAAGCAAGGGCAGAAGATTTAGCAGCCGCCGAAGCTGCTAGAGCGCAATTACAGAAAAGTTTGCCTGACTATTTAAAACAATTAAGCCAGGCACAAGCTGACATTTCTGCAGGAGTTCAAGCCGCCCCTTCTTCCTTTGCATTCGCAGCAGCCCCTGATGCGATTACAAGAGCCTTAGCAGCTCAAGCGGGTCAAGGTATTGCTCAACAAGCTGCAGCTCAAAGAGCACAGATTGCACAGCAATTTAGAGGAATGCCAGGTGCATCTATGGCATTACAACGCCAAGCAGATATTCAATCTCGCTTGCAACAAAACCCATTGTTATTTCAAGCTTTCGCTCAACAGCAACAAAGAGAACTTTCTCAAGCTCAACAAAATCAAGCTGCAAGAGAAGCTGCAAATCAAGCAGCTCTTCAACGTGCGTTGGGGATGGCTAATTTGGGAACTACAGGATTAGGGCAACAACAAAATATTTTGTCGCTTTTAAATCAAATGGCAGAACAATACGGAACACGTTTAACAGAACAACAATCTAGATCTGGTGGAATTTTACAAAATCTTGGTATTACTTAAGAGGATACTATGGCTGATAATTTTAAATTCAGTTCTGAACTTGGTTTACAATCTCCTGCTGATTTACAAGTACCTATGATTCAGCAAAATATTGCACCTGCATTACCAAGCAGTGAAGGTAGTGGAGGAATCCTTGGGTTTCTGAACGATCTAACACAGGGTTTACGATTATCTAGTGCCTATGCTCAAGCTGGTCGCGGAAATGTAGCCCCGCTTCAACAATTGCAAGAAGAAGAAAATCGTCGAAATCTACTCCAACAATTGCAACAACAATCCCAAGCATTTCAACCAGAAGAACTTCGTGGCTATCAAAGTGCATTACAACGTGGCGATGTTGAAACTGCACAAAAAGAATTACTAAAAGCTCAGAACATTCAAGAATTTCAAAACGTGTTACCTAAAGATATTGCAGGCGACACTGAAAAGATGAAGCGTTTTAAAACTCTCGCGCGTCTTGAAAGTCCTGGAGCAGCACTTGTGCAACTAAGAAGTGAAGAAGCTCAAAAGCAAGCAATGCAAAGACTGGAAAGAACTGCAAAGCTTGATGCGCTTAGTCAAGCTGGCATGTTAAAGAAAGACCTGTCTTTAGGGGCAAGGGATGCTTATATGTTTGAAAAAGAGCTTCCTGGTGCAATGGTCACGTCTCAGTCTTTACCAGAATTAAAGACTAACATGCTTGGCATAATGAAGCAATATAAAGTTCCTGAAGAAAAGCAAGTTGGTTACTTAAAGAAAATTGACAAGGCTTATCAAGAAGCAGGCGGTGCAGCTGGCTTACTATTTGTTAGAGATCCACAAGATCCAAACGTTCAAAAGTTTATTGAAAGTTATGTTCCATCAGTAGTTGGAAAGTCAGCCTTAGAAGAATACAGAGGCTATAGCAAAAAAGCTAAAGAGTTAACCGGACAAGCGCAGCCACAGCAAGCGCCTGCGATGCAACAACCCCCCTCCACCCCTCAAGCGGGTAAGAGATTCTTTAGTCCTTCGCAACAAAGATACTTTGTTCAAATGCCAGACGGTACTTTTAGACCGGAGTAAGTAATGCCATTAATTGATGCATTAACAGCATTAAGTTTATCGCAGGGTCAGCCTATGCAGCAGACTCCTAGTGATCTACAGCCAGTTACTGAAATGGCACAGCAAGGCGCTCCACTATTAAATGACCTACAACCGTATCAAAAAACAGAAGCTGGTAAAATTAAGTTTGCAAATGATATGTATAAAATGGGTCTAAATTTGGGTTTATCTGAAGAAGCTGCAAAAGGTTTTGCATCACAAAAGGCTTTAGAAACTAACTGGGGTACAAAGTTACCAGCTCCAAATAATTTTGGTGGTGTAAAAGCGAGACCAGGCGAAAAATTTAAGGAAACAATGACTACCGAAGATTACGGTAAAGGTAATGTTAAATTAACACAAAAATTCCAAAGTTTTAAAAGTCCAGAAGAGTACCAGCAACGAATGAATGAACTATTTCAACTACCTCGATATAAAGGCGTTAAAGAAGCAACAAGTGTAGAAGAATATGCAAATGCAATGGTAAAAGGTAAATATGCTACGGATAAACAATACGCTCAAAAGTTGGTAAATTTTTATAAAAGTATAAATAAACGTTTACAAAAACCTTAAGATATGTTATAGTATTATAACTTATGCCACCAGAAATTCCAAATGATTTAATCCCAGCTGACCTAGTGCCTGTAGATACTGGCATTCCGGCTGATCTTGTGCCTGCAGACCAAGGCATGGAATTGTCTGTTAGCGAAGCCTTAGCACAGCCTACCCCACAGTTGCCTACCTTTCAAATGCCACAGTCTTTACCCACAGGACAACGCTCTTTAGAGGCTGTAACTTCAGGCTTATTAGGCTTGACAAAGCCTTTAACTCAGGCAGTAGACGTAGCCACAGGCATGTTACCTGCCACCCAAAACATACAAGATTTACTTACCCAGGCACAATTACAGGCTGGACAAGTTCCACAAGCGCCTGCAACTGGTGAACAGTTAGTCAGTCAAACTCTAGGCACTGTACCAGGTATCGGCGAGACCCTTCAAAAAGGGTTCGAATTTCAAGCGCAAACGGCCCCAGAAGCGATCCTTGAGCTTACCGCAGGCATTGCCCCTGGTCTTGCAGCAGAAGCTGCTATAGCTCCAAAGAAGGTAGTATCTGAGGCTAAGGCTGCAGTAGAGCAATTACAAGCCTATACAGATGCTAAGAATGTATTAGGCGTAAAGCATGGGATTATTACCCCAGAACCTATTACTCCTTCAGCTCAGACTTTAAGTACAGCTTCCAGTGATACGGCAACGGCAGGACAAAGATATCAACAAGCCTATTCAAAACAGTTACAAAAACCTGTAGTTTTTGGTGCTGAACAGACGAAAGCTGCAAAAGATTTAGACAGAAAGTTAACTAGGCTCAATTCAGTTATTAGTGAAAATCAAAGTATCATAAATAATTCTAATGAGCCAGAGATTGTTGCTAAAGCTCAAGATAGACTACGTCGTGCAAATGCAGCTCAAAATAAATTAAATAATGAATCGGCAGCTATCTTTGAAAGTCCCGCATATAAAGCTTTAAAAGAATCTAAAGCTGCACTAGAAGATCAAACTATTGTTATAGCTGGAAAAGAAATTCCTGTCTATAAAAAGAGTTTAAGTCCACAAGGTGTTTACGTATCACCACAAGAAATAGAAGCACAGCAAAATGCTGGAAGCATTAACGCTTTTACTCCTGTTATCACGGACATGCAAAGGATATGGGAGGGGTTGGATGGTAACGTTCCTAATGGGCCACTATTTCAACTGAACTTTCAGCCAGCAGTTGACGCAGAAGTTGCAGCTGCTAACGCGGTCACACGCGAAACTAATGCATTGCGACAAACCGTAATGGATTTAGGTATCAATAAACTGCCAGCAAAACGTCAAGAACAACTCTTTGATGTTATGGATGGAACTCTCGATAGAACTGCAGCAAATTTAACTGAAAACGAAAATAAGTTTATTAACTATGCCGCTGAAAAATATTCTGAGTGGTTACAAAAGATAAACGGCGTTCGTGTAAAACTTGGATATGATCCAGTTAAGGCCCGTAAAGATTATATCACCCATATTCGTGAATTAAATTTCTTTGATAGTTTTGGTCTAGGAGCACAGACTCCAGATATGAGTGCTGCGGTAAATAAGTTTCCAAAGAAGCTTCGAGAACGTTTTGCATTTGAACAAGAACGCCTTGGTGGTAAATTTAAAAAAGATCCAATAGGAGCTATTGAAGCCTATATACGTCCTGCAATGGGGCAGATATATAAGACTGAGCCAGCTGCAGTATTGCAAGCGCGTGCAAACTTTATATCAGATCCAGTACTTCGCAATACGCAAACTCGTTGGATTAATACTCGATTCTTAGGCGGCATTGATACTAAAGATAGAGCACTTTATGAGCTTGGATTAAAGCCAGCTCTTGACCTTGCAACTGCTTGGACTCAAAGATTTTCATCGTCTGTTATTGGTGGAAACTTAAAAGTGTCTTTAGAACAGTTTAGTCAGGTAGGCAATACATTTAAAGATCAAGGCTTTATGCCAACACTGGTTGGCTTGGCACGTGGAGCACAAAAAATACCTGCTGAAATAGCAGATAAGTCAAGCTTCTTGCAACTAAGAAAATTAAGCGATGACTTAGTAGAATTGCCAAAGGGCTGGTTATACACCCCTCAAAAATTCCTAAGAGCCTTCTTTGACTATACCGACAGGTATGTTGCTAGAGCTAGTTGGCATGCAGGTTTTGCAAGAGCACAAGAACTAGGAATGGATTTAGACGCAGCAATTAAGTATGCTGATAATGCTGGTAGAATGTTACATGGTAACTATAGCAATCTATATAAACCAGAACTTATCAGCGGTCGTGTTGGTAAAGTAGCAGCTCCATTACAGACATTTGGTTTTAACTTGTGGAACTATTTAATGAGAGACACAAAGTTATTAGCTAAAATGGAAAATACTTCCAATGCTCGTGAAATGCTAAAGACCTTTGCAACAATGTATGCAACGAATCAATTCTATGATTCTATGGGATTGCCACAACCATTTGGAATTAGAATACCACAGGCTGCAACACCAGAGGAAGCAGCAGTCAGTGCAAAGCAATTTGTAACTCAAACAGTACCATTAGGTAGGGCACTAGAGTTTGGTACGCCATCTCCATTTGTTAATACATTAGTAACTGAATTTAGAGAACCAGAAAAGTCAGTTATTAGAAATAGTATTCTAGCTTTCTCAAGTGATGATGAGCAACAAAAAGAAGAATCAGCTAAGATTTTAAAAAGATTTGGTTCACAATTTGTACCAGGCGGTACACAACTATTAAAAACAATTGACGGCATTGAAGCTCGTAAGAACGGCTATGTTACATACGGTAAGAAAACAGTAGTACTTGACGAGAAAGACAGAAGACTAGCTCCAATACTTGGACCGTATAATACACCTACTATTAGAAAATTACGAGAAGAAAAAGAATTAGAAAAAGCACGTCAATACTTTCAAGGTAAGAAATAATGGATAAATACAAATTTATTACTGAGGATCTTCCTCAGATTATACAGGCAATCTTAACAATTATAGGGGCATTAAAGATATTGTCTCGTTACACGCCATGGAAATGGGACGATAGGCTCTTTGAAATAATAGAATTTTGGCGAGGAGAAGCTAAAAAATGATGGAACAATTGCTTCACAACATAGACAAGAGACTTGCTGTTATCGAGGCATTAAGTGAAGCACATGCTCTCGAAACAGAAAAACAAATGACTGAGATCAAAAAAGATCTTGATACCCTAAGAGAAGAAGTCAGCCGATTGAGAATTCGTGTTGCTGGAATTTCTACTAGTGTTTCAATTATAGTTGGCTTAGTCTTTAAATATTGGGGTGCATAATGGTTACGGTTGTATTATTTCTAGTTGGTGTTGTATCGCTTTTGCTATTTGATCCTGGTCAAACGGCATTCTATTACAAGGCACCAATAACATTCTCTTGGTTTGTGAAGCTTTTTTCCCACATGGTTTCGCATGGTAATTGGAAACATTTACTAGGAAACTTCATCTATGGTTTTCCATATATGCTTTATATCGAGCATAAGATGCAAGACTGGAAACGCTTTTTAAAGATATTCTTCTTCTGCGGATGGATAGCTTTACTAGGTCAGTTCTTAGTATCTAAGTTTAGCATGTTCGAAACTAATGGCGTTATCGGTAGCAGTGGTGCTATATTCGGACTCGTAGCATTTGCTCTATGTATTGCACGAGAAAGCAAGGTCTTAAAGTGGGCAAGTCTTTCTTTACTGGCATTTCATATCTATAGTCAGGGATATTCAACTTGGATGAGCATCCAAGGCTACTCTTTTGGAATAGCCTTTGGTGCCCATTTATTTGGAATCTTTGCTGGTATGTACTGCGCATGGCGCTTTATTCGTCTTCCTCAGAAGAGTCATCGTCGAAGTCCAAGTCGTCTTCGAAAATAACTTCTCTTTCTTCTTTATAGGTAGTTCCATTAGACTCCTCTAATGCGACTACTCTATCTTCAATTCTATCTAAGAGCACACGCAAGTACTTTGCTTGTTCATCCATTATTTGTATCTTCTTAATGATGATATTTATTTGCTCTTTCTGCGTCATTTTTTGCCCTTTCTTGGTTTGAGTACTGGTCCTAGATATAGCGTACGCATTTCAATAATAGTTGATTTAATGACAGCGTATTGCTCTGCATTATCGTCAATGCGACGGTCACATATCCAAGGTGCTATCTTATAGCATACGTCATCTTCGCCTGCAAGAACACCTACTAATTCGCACATAATAGGTTCTGCTTTTCTACCCGACCATTGAGCATGATCCCAGAATTTCAAATATATAATGTTAGTGCGTAGCTTCATATAACCTCCTAAAGAATCTATCTTTGTATTTGTTATTATAGGTTGTTATCTCTCTAACAGAACTATACATAATATCTTTTGGATTATCGGAATGCATAAGATTAAGACAGTGTCCGAATTCATGCCAAAGCACTGTAACAATAAGTTCGTAGTCTTCTTTAAGAGTCCTATCTGGGAAGTAAATCTGACATACTGCCCCACCTACTACCGCATACGCAAGAATAGGATACTTCACATTTGAATCGGCAGTCCGGTTAATTATAATGCCTGGATTTTTTTCATCATACTTAACCACTTCCTCTTTTGCTTCATAGTTTAATTGTGCAAATGCTTCCTTAGCATCGAAGTAAGATTCGGATGGCAAATTAATCTTTACACTATAATTACTTCTACCACAGGCTACGGTGCCAAAGATTAGAATAAGTGCTAGGATTCTCATTTACTTCTCCTTGTTAAGAAATATCCGTTACAACCCTTGCAATGCCATTGTTGTTGTAGTGTCATTGAGTTTGCTCTTATGCCATCTTTATAAATCTTTTCACTACCACACTTTGGACATCCTTCTACTTCTCTTAGTAGAGCCATATTAGGATGCTTATCCATCCAAGGTAAGAGTCTATTAT